TCTCTCAAGGCGTTCAAGCTTGTTTCAAATGACCTTGATACATTGTTAAGGCTGCAACAAGAGGCTGCTGATGCCGGAGAAATGTTTCCAGTCCAGAAGTATGTTAGAATTGGTGATGTTGCAAAGATAGCTGAATCATTACACAAGCTAACAGGAACTCAAGGTGCTAAAGAGATGGTATTAAGGCTGGAAGTAGGCAATAAAAACCAGAAATCACTTGCTGACCTTTCGGATGAAGAGCTTGAGAGAATAGATTATCAGGTAAAGACTGGACAACAAAAAATCATAGATGTAGATTCGGAGATAGTTGGCGATGAGTGATTATATTGAGGTGACCAAGAAAGACATTGAACTTGAGAAGCTCAGAAGAAAGAAGGAAAAAGCTGATGATTTGCAGGCAAGGTTCAGTCCATTTGTTGAGAATGGATTTTGGGAGTTCTGCAAATGGTATGCTCCAGATTTCTACAACGAGAAGAGACCACCGCTAAAGAGACTATGTGGAATATTGCAAGATGTCACGGTTGGCAAGTATAAAAAGGTATTGATTTCGGTTTTCAGGCGATTTGGCAAGTCAAGAACATGCAGCATGTGGATAGCATGGCAAATTGGCTACAATCCAGACTCAACATTTATGAGAAATTGCTATTCAGCACCACTTGCCATTGACCTGTCAAAGAAAACGATGGATATTATAGAGTCTGCAAAATACAAAGAGTTATTTCCTGGAATTAAGCTTGACCCAAGACAGAGTAGCAAGCTGGCATGGCAAATTGATGGGTCAGAAATAACTACATACTTTGGCACTGGTGTTGATGGTTCTATTATAGGTAAGGGATGCAAGACTGCTGCATTGCTTGACGACCCAATAAAGAATCCACAAGAAGCTCTATCTGAAACATTTATTGATAGCCTTGAGTTGTTTATTGAATCAGTCCACAATACATGTATTGACCCAAGCTCTGATTGCGCACAAATCATTATTTCTACTCGGTGGGTTGAGAATGACCCAATAGGCCAAAGAATGAATGACCCAACATGGAAACAGTTCATATTTCCTGCGCTTGATGAGAATGACCAGTCAATTTGTGAGGACATTATATCAACCGAAATGCTTATTGGCATGAGAACTGCATGGCAAAACAAGGGCATGGGCTGGATGTTTGAATCAATGTATCAGTGCAAGCCTGTTAGCAATCTGATTTCCAGATTTAATGTAGAAGAACTCAGAAGATTTAGATTTGAAGATTTGCCAAAGACTACTCCGACAGAAATTGTGGCATTCATAGACTATGCAAACAAGGGAAGTGATTTTCTTTCAATGCCAATTGCCTACTGTTGGGGAAGCGACAGATACATTGTTGATGTTGTGTTCTCCGATGAGGATTCCAAGAAACTTAGGCCATTAGTAATGGAAAAGATATTGAAACATAAGCCAGAAAATGTCACATGCGAGACAAATCAAGGTGGTCAAGAGTTTGCAGAAAGACTTGAGGATGAGGCAGAAGATGTTTTTTACAATCTTGGCATAGAACTTATACATCAATATACCAGAAGCAACAAAGAAATAAGGATATTGATTAGAACCGGAGAAATCAAGTCAACCTGTCTGTTTCTTGAAAGAGACCAGCAGCATGAACAGTATAAACTATTCTTTGACCAGCTAACAAGCTTTGGTAAGCTAAAGAAGGGACATGACGATGCACCGGATTCACTTGCTGGGCTGCTTGGCATACTGTCTGAATCTTGTGAAGTTGACGTAGAATATTTTGGAAGGACAAAAAAAAGTCTTGACAATAATTATCAACAAGAAAAACATGAATCTGTAATCAAGGAAGATGAAGATGATGATATTATGTTTTTCTAAAAAGGATGTGAAATGACAAAAGTTGTTAGAGAAGTTGAAAACTTTGACATCGACAAAGAAATGGATGGCGTCACTGATATTATACATGTAGGGCTTTCCAAACGGATAGGAATACCAAGTTCAAATTTCAAGACAGCCAATGGTAGTATGTTGGCTCAACATGGTTGTATTGTTCCTCCGTATAAACAGAATGAGATTCTACTCTACAAAAGACTTGATTCGACATATCAAGCATGTCTTGATGTTAGGGCTAATACTATTGTTGGCAATGGCTACGAGATAAGGCATAAAGATATTAAAGACACAAGCCAACTGATGAAACTAATCAGAGAACCTAATGCCAATATGGGTGAAACATTTACTTCCATACTGAAAAACATGTTCATCGACCTTGATACATTTTATAATGGATATATTGAATTTGTAAAATCTGGAAGTGCCAGGGCATTATATTATGTTCCAGCAAAAGACATGTTCATTAGACCAATAAAGAAGGATGGAGTTATTCAGAGGCAGGTTGACAAGTATGTAAGAATAGAGGGCACTATAGTGACTGAGTATGAGCCTTATCCTGCTGATGGAAAAACCAGAGACAATGTTCACTACATATTGCACTTCAAGAGAGCATCACAGGAGTCAGTATTCTATGGAACTCCAGACAATGCTCACTTGTTTGACTTGATTAAACAAAGCTATCTTTCAGACCAATACAATATAAACTTCTTCTCTAATGGTGGTCAACCAAGTTGGGCTGTAATGATAACTGGTGGCAAGATTAGCAAGAAAGGCTATGAAAAGATAAAGGAATTTGTGGAACAAAACCTAAAAGGTGTTGAGAATGCACACAAGATGTTGTTCTTGTCAGTTCCTCAAGAGAAGGCTACAATAAAGCTTATGCCATTGTCAAAGTCTATTGACGAACAGTTTATCTCACTGAATGAAAAGACAAGATTCCAGATTGCCCTAAAATGCAGAGTTATGCCCAAGATGCTCGGAATATCGACTGGGGGAAACTTTGGTGGTGGTTCGGCTGGAATGGCTGATTTACAGTTATATCTTGAGACTGTTTCAAAGTCTGAGCAACAATATATTAATGATGTGCTGAACAAGTTTTTCACCTTAGAGTTCAAGGTAAATCCTGAGTTTGTCTTAAATTCAATGGATATATCCAACGAGAAAGATGATGCAATTATAGCCAATCTATACTGGAACATGGTTGATGCAAATGGCAATAGGGTTCTTGACGTTAATGAGGTTAGAACAAGATACTTGCATCTTAAACCTATTGACCTGGTTCATACTCCGCAAGACGAAACAGATGATGATACTAATATGTCTGTCAATGAAAATGGTTCTCCAAGAAGTGATAATGGAGCATTGGATTCTGGACAGCGTGATGATATAAATAATCTTAATCCAGAAAAAAACAAGAGGTAAGAATGAAGGTAATATCCAAAAAGCAGGAACTCAAAGATGTTACGATTACTCATGTTTCTTATGTCAAGCGTGGAGCAAACAAGAAAACTTTCTTGCTGTCCAAATCTGAGGAAAACAATCCAGATGTAGAGTTTGATGTTAGAGTTGTCAAAGATGATGAATCTCCCAAACGACTATTATATGGAATTGTGTATGAGCCAGACACGACAGATGCACACGGAGACCTAATGAACGCTGAGGAGATTGAAAAAACAGCGCATGAGTTTATGGTTTACTATCGCAATATTGATAGTGAACACAATTTAATTGCTGGAGCAGGACAGGTTGTAGAATCTTATATTGCGCCAGCGGACATGGAAATAGGTAAATCAGCAGTCAAGAAAGGCAGTTGGATTCTTGTGACCAAAGCTACTGAAGAAATCTGGCAAGACTATATCAATGGTGAAGTGACTGGATATTCTATGTTTGGTATTGCAAGAACTACTGTTGCCAAGACAGAAGATGAGCCTAAAGTTGGTTGGGTGCAGAAATTTCTTGAGAAACTTGGTGTGGTCAAGAGCTTTGAAGAGGCAATGAATGACCATATCGAAGCTATGAAACAAGACCCTGGATTTATTCTGTATATGATGGAAGAGAACTGGTATAGGAACATGACCTGGGACTCGACAAGGGATGAGGATTTGGCTGAATTGTCTAAATCAATGAAAGAAGCTGCCATGTATATTGATGAAATATTGGCTGATAGAGACAATGTAGCAAAGTCAGTAGCCAAGTCAGAAGATGAACAAGCACAAACAACTGAAGATGTAGTACCTGCTCCTGAAGTCACAAATCAGGTTGCCGGGGACACTCCAGAAGTTGTTATTCCTGTTGTCGAAGAAGAGCCTAAGATTCCAGAAAAGCCAGAAGTTGACGAGGAAAAAGAACTATTGAAGGCAGAGATTGCCAGAAAAGATGAAGAGTATGCCATTCTGAAAGCAGAATTTGACAAGAGTAGAGTCAATTCTGCGGTGGTATCACCAATTGAAACATTTGTTGCAAGACAAGAACCAAAACCTAAACTTTTCTAAGGAGAACTAAATAATGGAAAACAAGATTACCCTAACTCATGAGGAGTTGATGAATGTTCTGGCAAAGACTGCTGGAGAGATTATCAACAAAACTAATCAAAATACCAATACCGTTGACGAAAACTATGTAAGTCCTTTTGCGGCCTGGTTGCTCACAAAGGCTGACAAAGCTATTGTTCGTCCCAATGGTGTTGTGCTGTCCAAGAGCGAAGTTGACGAGACTACTCTGGACTTTACTATGGGTCGCACATTGACTGAACAGGATGCTGAGGCTACTGTAAGGTTTATCTATGACAAATCCCCCTATTTGGCTCTGTTCAATTCTCGTTCAGTGCGTGAGCTTGTCACCCCAGTTAAGGGTCGTTCCATCACCAAGAAGAACTTGGTATCGAATGAGCAGAATGGTGGTGCAGTATCCAATGTTAATCGCAGAATAGTCCACAACTTTGGAATTAATCTGTATCTGAAAAATATCAGCATGCAGAAAGACATTCCATTGCAGACTGTAATTGACAATCTG